TATCTGCTACTCAGACCACTCGTTCTGGTTATGGTAGTAGTGATGTGGATCTTACCGATACCAGTGAGTCCTTTGGTTTACCTGCTACTGCTGATCTTATGTTTGCTCTTATCTCTACCGAAGAGTTAGAAGAAATTAATCAAATTATGGTTAAACAACTCAAGAATAGATACAATGATCCTACTCTTAACAAAAGGTTTGTTGTTGGAATAGATCGTGCTAAGATGAGATTGTATGATGTAGAACAATCAGCACAAAATGACATCGTAGATGCTAATCAAGAGGTAGATGCTACAACTAAAAGTTTATCAGAAAAATTTGCTAAGTTAAAAGTATGAGTGACATTCATTTTCAAAAACATAGAGTGTTTCGTGAGACAGAAGATGTCATTTTTTATGACATATCAGTGGACGAATCAAATGCATCTGATTTAGTTGTACATACTGGTGCTGCTACCTCACCTCCTGATGATATGGTAGGTGCAAAACAGTTTTACATACACAGTTTTCAAGATGATTACAACAGAGTTGTATCAGGAGAGAGAACATTTGAATTAGTTAATTTTGAATGGAAATATCCCTACCATATTGTGCACTTAAATGTACAAAGTGGTGCTCTAATTATACCTCGTGAAACTTATCATCGTTCTGTGTCTGGAGAGGGAGGAAGTATAGTAATAAATCAAGCAAAAAGATATGATGGTTTTGATTCTACACAAGAATTTGTTCCTGTTTCTGCAGCAGAGGTGAAGAGATTATACAAAGTATTATTACATGAGAAACCAGTTATACATCAGCTAGGAGAATGAGAGTAGCCGCCATACAATATGGTAATCATGATTGTTCTGCCTGTATCTACGATGGTGAGGTACAAAATTATTTTTTAGAAGAAAGATATAGTGGTAAGAAACATGACCTTCATCACTTTGAGATCTATAAGCAACTCCTTAAAGTAAAGGAACCTATAGATCTTCTTGTTTTATGCTATTTTGGTGATAGAACATTCATGTATGAAGATGGACTCAAGTACCTCCATATTTTTCTAAAAGCATATAAGAAAAAACATGGTGTTATCCCCGAAGTTATTAAGGATAAACGTCATCATCTTGCTCATGCTGCAGGTGCATATTATAATAGTGGATTTGACAAGTCACTTGTCCTAGTTGTTGATGGTAGTGGGTCACTGGATAAACTATCTTTTGAAGCAGAATCTGTATACCTTGCTGAGGGTTTAGAATTTAAAGAAATATATAAGAATTTTATTAAATTGTTTCCAGAACAAATGGATTTGCCAACGGAAACAGCACGTCTTAAGAAGTTACATCCTAGTGCTGAAGTTCATCGTGAGAGTATGATGGGTCTAGGTTACTTGTATAGTGCAGGTGCTGTGATGATGGGTGAAACTGCTCTTCAAGCAGGTAAAGTTATGGGTCTATCTGCATATGGTGAGGATAGTAATCAGACACATATTATTAAAGATTATTTTGTTGATGATATGATGTTCCATTGTAGAGAAGTCAACCTATTTTTCTATGGATATGGTCCTGATAACTTCAAAGACATAGCTCAGGAGATATTTGGTAAGAAAGGAATCAATGTCACTGATGAGATAACCAGAGATAATTATAGACCTTATGCTGACTATGCAAAATCTGTACAAAAGGATACACAAAACGTCATTATTCGTCTAGTTCGTAAAGTTTTGTTAGCAACTGGTGTCAAAAAGTTGTGTTTTACAGGTGGTTATGCTATGAATATTATAACTAATAATCTGTTGGTAGAAACTTTTCCAGATGTAGAGTTTTATTTTGAACCGATGGCAACAGACCTTGGTATTTCCTTGGGAACTGCTATGCTACACTGGAGAATTAGGACTAAAGATCTTACACCTAGACCTCTAACAACAACTTCATTTCATGGTTGGAAGTATGACCTATCAGAATATAAGGGGGAGCAAGTTGACCTCCAAGGAGTTGCTAGACTCCTTAAAGAACAAAAAAGCATCGCCATATATTATGGACACGCTGAAGCTGGACAACGAGCACTTGGGAATCGATCCATCCTCTACACCGCATTCGATCCAAAAGGAAGAGAAGTAGTTAATAGGATCAAGAAACGTGAGTGGTATAGACCATTCGCAGCATCAGTACTAGAAGAAGATGCACATCTATTCTTTGACATTAAAACATACAGTCGTTTCATGACACAATGTTATAAAGTTAAAGACATACCAATCCCTTCTGTAACACACATAGATAATACATGCAGAGTACAAACTGTAACCAGTGGACATCTATATGATTTGTTACTAGAGTTGAAAAAACTTACAGGTTATGGTATAATACTTAATACTAGTCTCAACTTAGCAGGTGAACCATTGGTTGAGACACCACAGCAAGCATTAGATGTGCTTGCTAAATCTGATTTAGATTACGTATGGTTCCCAGAGATAAAGCAATTAATTTCATGACTATAGATTTTGATAAGTACAGTGTATTCGTGGATGCTGTCACATCCGATTCCAGTAAAGATTTTGTCTATCTTGCTGATCGTTTGGTTGAACTTGACCAAAAGGGTGCCAATATTGAACGTCTTACCACTGCTGGCGTTGGGCTTGCTGCTGAGTCTGGTGAGTTTTTGGAGATCGTTAAGAAGATGGTCTTCCAAGGTAAGCCTTGGAACGACGACAATAGAGAACATCTTATTATTGAGTTGGGTGATGTTATGTGGTACGTAGCAAACGCTTGTATAGCATTAGATATATCTTTTGATGAAGTCATAAAAAGAAATGTCAAAAAACTAGAGAAAAGATATCCTGGCGGTAAGTTCGACATCGGTGACTCAGAGAACCGTGCAGCAGACGACCTATAATATACATCAAATATTTCCTCTCTCAATATATGAGAAGAAACTATCTGGTTTCTTGTCATCTCTGTACAAAAGTTTTGAAGACGCTAAGTTTGATAACAGTACAGGCAGAATTACAGGAGAGTTGAATGGCAAAGTTCTAGTACATCAAGACAAAAGACTAGAACAATTTTTTAGAGCTGTGAAAAAGAGTGCCATAGAGTACATGGATCAGTTCTCTATAGATAAGAGTACATTTGAAATTAATTTTGTAAAGACATGGTTTACTATATGTGATCCTGGTCAACACTTTCCATGTCATCATCACTCATGTTCTCATATATCATGGGTGTATTATATACAAACACCAGGTGACCCTTTAATTTTACATAAACACAATCCTAATGAATGGTTTGGAGATGCTTTTCAATTTACTAAAGAGAAAAAATTTAACAACGGTGACCAGTATGCTATCACTCCACAACCTGAGCATCTCATTATGTTTCCTGGTCATCTTGAACATTTTACTGCTCCTGAACCCAGAGAACATAGACGAATTAGTCTCGCTGGTGACATCGTTCTAACTCTCAAACATAGAACTGATACAGAATCAGGTTTGCTACCTCCTAGATACTGGAAGCAGTTCTAAATAGTTCTATGAACCTATCAGATTTTTATCGTCAAGGAAAGAGATATGATAACCGTCCAGAAACCTTTGTAAAAAGGATTGTGGATGGGGGTATTTTTGAGCTCGAAGATGACAATGGGTTCCTAGAAATTTTTGAAGTTACTATCTATTTTAAGGATGGTACTGAACAGAAGTATACTAAAGATCAACTTAAAGCGGATAAGTGGGCTAATGCTCTACTGACAGACTTGGATACATTAGCAAACTCAGGTGGTCTAAGGGGTAAGGCACAGATAGAACTCTGGGGATCTATGAAAGATTGGGATAGTAAGTTTACATATGATTGGGTATTTAAAGATTTAAAAAAGACTGACCACTTTGGTGGTAGAGGGGCAGGTGGAAAGAAAGTTAATATGGGTGAGAAGTATGAACAGGATCTTGCAAAAAGTTTCCATGCTTATGCTGATAAAGGAGGACCTTATCCTAACCATGTAGAACAAATATTAAAAGCAATATGTAAATCGAGAGCAGGTAAATGTTTTAAATCTGCACAACATGTGGGTGGTAAGAACTCACCTCGACCTATTCAACAAAGAGGAAGTGGTGCATTTTATATCTCAGCAGGTGGTAAAGACAAAAAAGATATTGGATCAACTCTAACAGATATCACTTTAAAGATTGGTAAACCAGGTAAGGGTGGAGGTAATGAACCAATATATTTGTCAGTTAAATTTGGAGATACTCTTTCATTCTTTAACATTGGTGTTAGAGGTCCTAAAAGTGAAAATGCAGAGGGGTTGAGATTATTTCCCAAAACAAAACTAGAAGCTGGTGAGATTCCAGAAGAAGGACAAAGGTATTTGGATATGTTTAATATAGATCATGGAAAATTCTTAGATGTATTCTCTAAGTATGATAAAGAAAGTAAGACACCCACAGTAGCAGACCATAGAACTTCACATCAAATAGAAGGACAGGCAAAAAAAGATCTTGAAGATCTATGTGCTAGTGGAGTAGGATATGGGTATTGGATGGTGCATTATACTGGAACAGATCTACATGTATATGAAGTCACTAAGTCATATATGAAAAGTGCTAGTACATTAACAAGTGATACTATTGGTATTGATTATGGTGGAGCAGGTGGAGCAGGTAAAAGAATTGATATTAATTTTCAAACTAAAGAGTATGATTTTAAATTTAATATTAGATCTAAATCTGGTGGTGAAATTTATCCTACACACAGCAACGGAGATTACTTTAAAAGATAATGGCTAATATAACACAACTAAAACATCTAGAACATCTAGAAGATGAGATGCTCAACTATGGAGTTGAGGGTTGTCATGCTGCTGTGTCTTTTCTAAAAGAACTAAGGAAGATGATTGGTAAGAAAGCTTCTGGTTCTTTAATGCAAACCAAATGGGATGGAGCACCATCAGTTGTATGTGGTAAGCACCCCCTTACAGGTAGATTTTTTGTGGGTACTAAATCAGTGTTCAATAAAACAGAACCTAAACTCTGTTATTTTGATGAGAATGTAGATTCATATTATTCCACCATACCTGACCTCAGAGACAAGTTAAAAGTTGCTTTGAGGGAGTTTAAAAAATTAGATATTAATGGTGTAATACAAGGAGATCTTCTTTATACTGACGATGTAGTGGAGGAAGAAATTAATGGACAAAAACTGTACACATTCAGACCTAATACTATTACCTATGCCATACCAGTAGATCATCCTTTAGGTGAACAATGTAGAGCATCAAAAATTGGTGTGGTATTTCATACTCATTACTCAGGTGATGATCTTGAATCAATGCAAGCTCAAGGTGGTGTACCAGATAGTATGATCGGGAGTACTTCTGATGTATTAAACATCAAGAATACCACTCCTATGAATCAAGTTAACTTTTCTACAGCTGAGTTTACTCAATTTGATAGACATGTAGCAGAGATAGAAAGAATGTGTGGGTTTTCTGGAGATTTTTTAGATGAACTCCTTGGTCTTAAGGGTACAAAAGGTGATGCTAAATGGCATATAGCATCATACATGAAACAGTTTTTCAATGATCAGATAAAAAAAGCTCAGACCATTAGCAATCCTGAGAAAACATTAGCAGATATGATTAACTTCTATGATGGTAAAGTAAATGCTGCTGCTAGTAAATTATCCCCTAAAACACAGGTACAGAAAAAGAATTTAATCTATGCAAGTCAAAACTATGCGGTAGAAAATGCTGATAAGTTCAAAGGTGTACTCAAATTATATAAAGAACTACAAGCATTGAAGACAATGGTGATAGGTAAACTAGATGAACTAGAAAAAACTATTCAGACATATGTTATGACTGATAAAGGTTATAAGATCACGGGTCACGAGGGTTATGTTCTACATAAAGATGGAGACATGATCAAGTTTGTTAACCGTATTGAGTTTTCATATAACAACTTCACACTCGCAAAGCAATGGCGATAGAATTAGAATCTAGGGTCTGTTATTTTACGTTTGGTAGATTCCAACCCCCTACAATAGGACATAAGGAGAACTTTATGGCTGTAAAGAAAGCAGCTAAAGGTCATGACTATCGCATATACATTTCTCAGACTGTAGATAAGAAAGGAACTAACCCACTAGATCCTGATACAAAATTAAAGTATATGATTAAGATGTTTCCTGAGCATAGGGGAAAAATTTTTAGCGGACCTAGAGATCCAACTGCAGTCTTCCAACATATTATGCAAGATGGATACCATGAAGCATACTTTCTTGTTGGATCTGATAGAGTAAAAGCTATGCAGTGGGTTAAGAAGTACAATCATAAAGACTATTCTTTCCGTAAGATGGATATTATATCATCTGGAGAACGTGATGCTGATGGTGATACCTTTGCTATTTCTGGTACTAAAATGCGGAGAGCAGCTAAGGTAGGTGACTTCACAACGTTTAGGAAAGGTATTCCTTCCGCACTTCCAGACAAGCAATGCAGAGAGTTGATGATAGAAATACACGATAACATGTAAACCCGTATAAATAAACTTGATATGTACACATATATTAATGAAATCTTTCTCGGACTTTGCGAAGAAAACTAAGGTTGCGGAAGCAAATATCACCAAAGATAAGTTCTATAAGAATGAAGTCTATAAAAAAGGTGAGTGGATTCTTACTGAGAACGGACAAGTAGGAAAGATTTTACGTCGAGGACCTAACTATGTGTTGTGTCTTACTGCTGAAGAAACTACCTTCCGCACTTGGATTACAAACATACAAGAAGTATTCGAGATTGGAACTGACGCATATCGTGAGTATGTAATGTCGCTTACGCCTGGTCAAAAGGTGCAGAAACCTGAAGGAACAGTCAAAGTTAAGCAAACAATTCCAACAGACCCTATTAAAGATAAGATGAGCCACCACGAGTCAAAAAGTTTAGCACAGATAGCTGCTGAAACAGGTTTAAATACCTCATTCAAATCCATGGAAGAGACATGGAGATATGATAAGTCCGCAATCATGGGCAACAAAGACGTTAAAGGTCTTGGTGCTGATGGTGTAGGTGGAGGTGACGCACCTGGTATGAAACTTGCAGAACCAGACGGAACTAAAGGCAAACCAGCTATTAAAAAAGTTAAGCATTCTTGTGCTACTAAGGTGGAGCATCCAGAATGGGGTGAGGGTAATTGTTTAAAAGAACAGCATACACTAGATGAAGAAGGTAACGTCAGTCATTATGATGTTATGTTCAACCACGGATTAGAGAAAGACGTTTCCGTAAAAGATATCAAGATTACTAGAGAGGGTATGCATGAACATGCAATCAACCCAACTAAGTCTCAAAGAGAAATTGAAGCACAACCTCCCAATGAGTTCGTTGATGATGAACTATCAGCCGAGGTTAAGACAGAGAGTAAGAAAGCAAAGAAAGATTATGATGGAGATGGCAAGGTAGAATCTGGTAAGGACGAGTACTTTGGATCCAAAGATAAAGCCATCAAGAAAGCAATGGCTAAGAAAGGTGTAAAGTCTGAGGGTTCACTCAAGCAAGCACGTAAGAATATAGGTATGGATCCTGACAAACCTTCTTGTTGGAAAGGTTATAAGGCAAAGGGAACTAAGATGAAGGGTGGTAAGTCAGTACCAAACTGTGTTAAAGAGTTCTCCGAGTGGAGAAAGTTATCTGAAAAAAAGTAACAGGTCCTGTTGAGGTAATGCCTCAACTAGAGGACCCAGATGGATTCAAGTCAGGTGAATCTAAGAAGATGCCTAAGGTAGGTAAGGATAAGAGCAAGATGGCTTGCAATCACACCAAAGAAGGTGTAGAATGTCCTGTACATGGTAAGAACGGTTGCCCGAAAATATTTTAAAGTATGAGAAAAATTTGGCAAGAGGATGTGATCTCTGATCTATCCTCATTTCGTAATCTTAAAAATCAATATAGACAGATCATTCCAGAGATCATAAGATTTGTGGAGGTTAATCAACCTATCTTGCAAGAGTGGGTACTTGACCAATGGGTAGAAGATAGAAACTTAGGTAGAGTACAACTGTGGGAAGGTGACTGGAAAGTAATTCCTATGCCACTCAATCCTGTAGGCACTACTGCAAATGAAGAAGACTACGAACTCAGCGAAATGGTATCATTCGTTGAGTTATTTAATACTACGGTAGAAAAGGTACAAGAAGTATTACCTAAGTTGACTGCAAGTATGCAGTCACTGTGCCCCACATTCTATAGTTCTATACAAGAAGATGTAGATGGTATGTTACTTAAGTCATGTACTATAAGTAAGTTGACACCTGGCACAAAGATCAATCCGCATTCTGGTGACATAGATTCACTCCGCTTACACTTCCCTGTTATAGAAGATGCGGGTGCATGGTTAAGTGTGCGTGGTAGAAAGAGATCATGGAAGGTGGGAGAGCTCTTTGCATTCCATGATCATGATAAACATTGGGCACAACATCACGGAACTCATGATAGAATCGTGGTGATTATGGACTATGCACTATCTCAACTAGAGGATAGGGGCATCACCATAGAAAAATGGGAAGAGGAACTTGCTATATAATATACAAATTGCAATTTAATCATGACTAAATTTTTACTCCCTATTGCTATCAACATTATAGACAAAGCAGTAGATAAAATCCCAGAAGACCTTGAGGGTAAGATCAAGGAGTTCGTTATTGGACTACTTAAAAAGGCAGCTGCCAAGTCAGGCAACAAAGTAGATGATCAACTAGTCGCAGCACTAGAGAAAGCACTACTTGAATAAATATAGTATAGACAACTTTTAAAATCGGAGATTGCCATGTCGCTTTATGGTAAGGACGACAGTAATGCCAATAAAACCAAAGCGGGTATTGGTGTTGCTGCAAGTTCACAAGCAAAAACAATAGTCTTCATTGACGATACAGAAGCACAACTAGCAGAAAACAAAGCTAGAGGTGTTAGTTCACCAGGTTGGCATAGTTTCTACACATACACTGACTGTCATGGTAATACACGATATAAGTCAGAGTTGTTAGTTTCTATTGCAGGTCCTGAAGCAAACGCATCAGAGACTCAGTCAGATGATACAATCGGTGCAGATATTACATCTACTATCACACCAGGTACAGTTGCTAACGTAACAACATACGCTCCTGCAGGTGCGGTTGCTACATTCAGTGACAACGGTGGTGCTGATGGATCCAGAACAGCTGGAACATACACAGTAACCAACGCTGCAGGTAACGCATCTGGTACAGGTGCTGACTTCACAGTCGTAGTTGCTGCAAATGGAACACCAACAGTAACATTAGTATCTGGTGGTACAGGTTACGCTGACAACGAGACAATCACAATCGCTGACGCATCACTTGGTGGTGGTGGCGGTGCTGCTGTTGTTGTTACAGTAACTGCTGCTGCAACTGCTGCTGCTACATTCACATTGAGTGGAGCATCATCTACTGGAGCAGGTGCATCTCTTACATACCAATGGCAGAGAGCAGAAGCTGGTTCAACCAACTTCAAGGACTTGTCTGGTAAAACTTCAGCAAACACTGGATCTATTACAGGACTCACTGCAGCTGCTGACAACGGTGCTAAGTACAGATGTGTAGTCAACAACTCTATTGGTGGTACTGAAAAGATCAGTACAGTTGGTACACTAACTGTTAATGACAGAACATAATGACGCATGAGATTTGATGAATTGAATGAGGATAACTATATCCTTTTCGCTATTAAAAATTATGATAATCCACAAGCGGCTACAAAAGAAGATTTCTTTGAGGACATGAGACGTTTTAAGTATATTAAACGTCTCCTCAAGAAATATCACAAAGGTGTTGATGTCAAACTCAACCTTCTTTTGAATCATATCATAATCATATACAATGTATTTGGTGACGCTGCACCATTACTTCTTTTCTATAAAATGGAGAGGGATTATTGGTCAGATATAAAAGCAATCATGATCTTCTTAAACAAATATCCTGAGATAGGTGAAAGTAAGAGTCTAAAAGAGATTGCTACTAACGATTGTATCCTAGAGGAGCTCAAACAATTATGATGGGTGCAGGTGGCATCACTAATGTAGGACCTATTAACACTCCGACCACTGGTAAGGGTGCTATTTACGGGTTCGATCCTATCATGAAAATGTCTAGACGAAGGACTAAGAAACGTAAGAAGATGGAGTCCGCAGGTAAGCAATGGGATCATCGTAGAAGAGATCCTACCTACATAGATGGTAGGAGTAAGCAAGCTCGTCAACTAATTAAACGTCTTACTAAAAAGAAGAAAATGACTGAACAAACAATTAGAGAGGAAGAACAAAAGAGTAGCGGTGGTGAGACTACTAAGCAAGCTTATAAATTCATTTCTCAAAAAAGAAAGGTAGCGAAGAAGCAAGAACGTGAGAAGCGTGCTGCTAATCGTAAGAAAGAGATTGAGTTAATTTCTCGTGCAAAAGCATCTGACTATCAGAAGAAAGCAAAGGATAGACAGAAAGGATTAGCTAAGCAATTGCAGAGTAAGAAAGAATCTTTTGATGGTCTAGTCTATCTAGAATCACTATGCGAGCAGATTGAGAGTGAGAATACTAATCCAGTACATTACTTCTTCAATGATGAGTCTGAACTTGAATTGACACAAGAGCAAGCATATGGTATAGTAGATAAGTGGAACCAGTTAAGCGAAGACAACCAAGAGAAAATGGTTGATATGCTTCCTGACAGTAAGGAAGTACTGGAGTTGTTTATGACGATCTAACATGAGACTTGGATACCTTGATATATTAGATGATGAACAATCCAAGAAAGCAGTAGATCTGGTAGATAAAATAGATAAACTATGGATCCGTAGGGCACCAGTCCCTATGGATTTTTTTACTATCGGTGCTGTCACTTACATGGAAGGAGTGACGAGTATCAATAAGTACCACCGTCACAGGGCACTATTGAATCCAGTTCTAAAAAAGAAGTTTACTTGGTTGTATGATATATTGATAGAGAAGTTATCGGCAGAGGTAGGTAAGTGTGAGTTGTTTGACGTGCTTGCATATCCTGGCTTTCATGTCTTTGGACATAAACCAGGCAAACCTACTCATCCTGACTGTGCTGAGAGGTTTTGTAAACCTTTGGCATCTCTCCATGTAGATATACAATACAGAGATCATGCTGATGTATGGAAAACTTTTAATGAGGTTGATCTTGAGGATACTTTATCTTTCACTTTACCATTAGAACTACCTAAGTATGGTGGTGGTCTCTTTGTGTGGGACTGGATGAATATGGATGAGAATATGATTGCTAAATTTAATTTCCAATCTAATTCTGATAAGGATGCAAGTCTACAAAGGTTTATGTCACATGCATCCAACGTAGATTTTAAAAATCGTCCTGAGTTCTTTGAGAATCCTGCATTGGTATCCACCCTACAGAGAGTAACAGGTTGTGCTGATGAATTTATTGAGAATACTACAGACCCCAGAGAAAGTAAAGAGTTCTGGGAGAATGGATCTCTACCTATGAAGTATGATCCCATATATGATAGTGCACCTATGGTAGTACCCTACAAGATAGGTCAGTTGTTTTACCATACGGGACATGTGTTGCATCAAATTGTACCAGGATATAAACTAGATGTATGGGATCGTAGGATAACTCTTCAAGGACATGGTGTTAAATGTGATGGGATATGGAAACTGTACTTTTAGATTTTGATAGAGTAAAAATATTAGATCCTCATGAGACTGAGAGTGTGTTCATTGCACTACAGAGCATGAGGAATGTTTGGTTGCAAAGAACTAACTGGCATCCAGCATTAGAAATTGCAGGTCCCGATAGTAATTTGGAAAAGTATATTCATTACTATACTGTCGGTGCAACTCTGTATATGGATGCTAGAGATAGAGGATGGGAATTCTATAAGAAAATGTATCAGATGTACAACCGTGTCCTCACGAGGAAACTAGGATGGTTGTATGATAAATTTTTAATTGAGTTGAGTAAATCTTTAGGTGAGTGTGAGTATGAGGATCTCGCACTGCCTGGTTTCCACATCTATGAGTTTGATGACGCACCAGATGAGAGGAAACATCATAGGTGTTTACATTATGATGGTCAATGGTTCTATGGACGGAAATATTTTAGAGAGAAGTATACAAACGTTGACTTCAGAAACCAATTGAGTTATACGTTTACTATCAAAGTACCTCATAACGGTGCTGCTATTGCTCTTTGGAATCTACCAGAGGATAAGAGAAAGAAAGCAAATGATATCAAATACATGTGGTATCAAGATGTCATTAGAAGATACGAGACAATAGAATATGTTAAAGAGATAAAGGATAATAATACTATTGAGGATCCATGGAAATTCAAATTATTTGACGAGGACTGTGGTGATCTAGAACAGTACATGCCAATTGTAATACCTCATCTAGAAGGACATTCATTCTATTACTATGGTATGATTATGCATCAAATGATTCTAGGAGATAGTTTTAAAAAGGGTGACTATAGAATTACATTCCAAGGTCATGGTCTTAAGTGTGATGGTAAGTGGAGGTTATTCTGGTGAGTGTTTGGGGTTTTATGGATGTATATAAGTTACATCCCAAGTTTGATCTGCTACTTGATAGGTTTGATACTATACAAAAAGAGTTTAAGGACAACCTAGAACACATACAGTTTGGGCATTGGTATGATGACTTCGCACATTCTAAGAGTGGAGGTATATACAATCCTGTTGCTGCTCCTCTATATGGTGAGTTAGATCAAGAGCAAGAACAATTGTCTATGATAGAACAGTTTGGAAAAGATTTTTATGAGAAGGATGGACTCCGTACCCATAAGAATGTCAATTGGGTTCCTACTTTAACTAAAACTCTACAGGATATAGGTATTACTAGGAGAGCATCTATTGCTAGTATGAAACCAAAGGCAAAGATACCTTTGCATAGAGATGGAGATCCCAATCCCCCTGATGGGATTCTATTACGTGGCATCATCGGACTGGATGTGCCTGTAGAAGAGGGGAAGAAGTGTTACATCATGGTAAGAGATAGACCAAAGAAGACATGGCAAACGAGAGAGATCAAGAATGAATCAGTCTGTCTGTTCCAACCCAATGCGATTCATTCAGTCATCAACCAGATAAATGGGTGGAGATATGTTGTATTATTTGACACAGTAGTGTGGTTTGAGAACTACCCTGAGGTTGTTAAGAGTTGTAGAACCACAGGAGTCTGGGCAAACCTCGACTAAGATACACTTTGTAATAAATAATTCAGTGGAAATACCTATCATAAGATGGCAGAGAGCGTCAACGCAGCAATATTAGAGAGATTAGAAAAAGTTGTTCAATCATTACAGGAGAACTCTGTAAAGATGGGAGAACTTCTTGCTGTGCACAATGAGAAGCTCGACAAACAAGATAGAATTGACGCAGTATTATTTGAGAAAGTAGATAGTGTTCACAGAGAAGTAACCCGCAAGACAGATGAAATCAAAAAGGGATGTGAAAGAGATATACGTAAAGTTGACGACAGACTCCGTACCATGGAGAAGAAAATGTGGACTATCGCTGGTTCTATTGCTGTTATATCTTTCTTGGTTAGTCCAGTCGGACAAAGATTAATTAGACCACTGTTGACGAACGGGCAAGCATCTGCTAGAGTGGTACCACTACAAGAACCACCCGTTGAGTTATCTCGATACAAAGTATCTTAATCTAGCGTCTGCAA